CTTTTTTTACTCAAAATTTAACAAGACAACCAACAGAAGAAACGGCACAAAATAACGAGGTGCGAGCTTATGTAGTAGAGAGCGAAATTACAGATACTCAAAGCCAAGTTTTAGACTTTAAAACGCTGTCAGAAATAGGGTAGAATTTAACGCAAAAAGTGCTGTTTTTTGGGTTTTGTTACACTTTGGTCACAAAAGTTTTCAATCATAGCGTGCCCTACAGAGATTTCACTTGTTATATATATATAAGCAAGCGGTCAAATAAAAAAAATGAAAATAAAATAAACTTTTATTAGTATGATAGTAGAATTAACAGTTAATGAAAAAGATGATACAGGGGTAGACATTATTTCTTTTGTAGAACACCCCGCAATCGAGGTAGATTTTTTGTATTTTAATCAAAATAAAGAGAAATACCAATTTAAAGACGATGAAAAAAGAATAGTTGTAGGTTGTGCAATGATTCCAAACGAAAAAATAGTTCGTTTAGATGCTGATGGAAATGAATACTTTGTTTTTTTCTCAGAGGATACAGTCCGCCAATGTTCTGAGTTGTATTTTAAACGCTCTAAACAAAACGGTACTAACATCGACCATAACGACCCTGTAAACAGCGGAGTTACTGTTGTGGAATCTTGGATTGTCGAAGACCCTGAGAACGACAAAAGCAAGGCTTTAGGATTTAAAGACGTTTTAAGAGGTTCTTGGTTCGTTTCTTACAAGGTTGATAATAATGCCCTATGGGATAAAGTTAAAGCAGGAGAAGTGCTTGGATTTAGCGTAGAGGGGTTATTTACTCAAACAGTTACGCAAGAAAACTCAAAAATGGAAAACGAGTTGTTTGAAATTATAGATTCCTGTATGACTAGAGAGGAAAAAATTGATGCAATTAAGGAAAAAATAAAATAAAAAATTTAAATAAACTTTATATATTATAACAAATCAATTAATTATGAAAAAAGATTTATTAAAAGAAGTGAAAAAGCTAGTTTTCGGAGAGGAAGAGCTGCAATTTTTAGACGTTAAAACGGCTGACGGGGTTATTCTTAGAGTTCAAGAACTTGCAGAGGGTCAGACAGTTTCTATTGTTTCCGAGGATGGCGAGAACGTTAGCGGAGCGGGCGAATACACGTTAGAGGACGGGCAGGTTATTACTGTTGACGAGGCTGGCGTTATTGTTGCAATTGCTGAGGCTAGCGAAGAGGTTGAAGAGGTTGAAGAAGCTATGAGCGAGGACGCTGTAGACAACTTAGCACCGTTAAACGAGAAAATTGACAACCTTACAAACGCGCTTGCGGGAGTATTGGAAAAGTTTGCAGAAGTTGACGGTCAGTTGAAAGACGCTAACGAGAGAATCGAAAAGTTTGCAGCTGCACCTGCTAGTGATGAGCCAGTAATTGAATCAGCAGAGCCAAAAAGAAAAGGCAAAGAGGACGCTTTAAAGGCTTTAGCACAATTCAGAAAGAATGGCTAAAAAGAAAGTAGAAAAAATTGATAATACACCTGTTGAGATTTTAAAAGATTACAAAGCAGGAGTAAAAAACTTTAGAATATTAGCAAAGAAGTATAAAAAAACATTATTAGAAATAAATAAAATAATTAAATTATGAGTTTAGATTTAAGCGCATTAAGCGCGTACACAGACGAGAACAAAATGCCTTTAGTAAGAAAGGCTATCTTAGGCGGTAAAACGTTAGGATTAATCACGGTACAACCTGATATTAAAAGCTCCGCGGCTATTAATATCCTAGAGGGTTCGGCTGTATTTCAAGCGGGTGCTTGTGGCTTTAACGCGTCAGGAACGACAACCTTAACACAGAGACTTTTAACTGTTAAGAAAATTAAACAGAATGAAGCTATTTGTGTTGACGATTTAGAAGCGTTCTATACGCAGACAATGATGAAAGCGGGGTCTTACAATGAAGAAATTCCTTTTGCTCAATTGTATTCAGAAGAAAAAGCGGCGAGAAGTGCAAAAGCTATCGAAAAATTAGTTTGGCAAGGAGACACAATAGGCTCGGGGAACTTAGCAATGACTAACGGTTTTATTAAAATAATCGACGCAGAAACTACTGTCGTTACAGGAACTACTAAAGCCTTGGACGCGGCTAACATTATCGACGCTGTTGATGAAATGTACGCAGCTATCCCTGAGGACGTTTTGGAAGCTGAGGACTTGCACTTGTTTATGCCAATGGAAAAATACAGAGTTTATACCAAGGCTTTAAGAGATGCTAACCTTTACCACTACAGTATCGCTGATGGGGATTTTGAAATTATGATTCCTGGTACTAACGTTAAAGCAATTGGAGTTCCTGGACTTAATGGAACTGATAGAATTTTTCTTTGTGAAGCTTCTAATCTTTTTGCAGGTACTGACTTGTTAAATGAGCAGGAAGAGTTTAAAATCTTCTACGCAGACGAAGCTGACGAAATTAGAGTTATTAACAAATTCAAATTAGGTTTTAACGTAGCTTTCCCTGAGAGAATCGTTTCTAACTAATAAATAATACTAATCTAAAAAGGGGCTACTGCGAAACGTGGTAGCCTTTTTTTTTAAAACTTTTTAAATATGGCAAATTGTACATTAACAAGCGGAATACCTTTAGCTTGTCAAGATAACACAGGAGGAGTAAAAAACGTTTATATTGGAGCGTATAGCGATTCAACTACTTTCACTTATGATGCTGATGACGTTATCGACGCGGTAACAAGTTCAGAAACTTACTATACCTTTAAATTTAGACCGCAAACAGCAGGATTTACGGAAGAATTAACAAAGAGTTTAGAGAATGGAACTACTTTTTACACTCAAACTTTAACAACTATTTTTCACAAGCTAGACGCTGCTAAAAGAAATAGTATGTTATTGCTTGCAAAAACTTCGATGCACGTAATCGTAGAAGCTCAAAACGGAGACTATTGGTGGTTAGGATTGGCAAACGGGGCGGACGTATCAGCCAATACAGGAGCAACAGGAGTGGCTTACGGAGACAAAAACGGGTACGACTTAACCATTACAGGTTTAGAGCCTGTAAGCGCGCATAAATTAGATGCGACGGCATTTGCTTCGCTTACTGTTTCGGCTTAGTAAATACTAAAATATTAAAGGGAGGGGGTTAATAGCCCCCTTTTTTTATTAAATAAAAAAATAAAATAAACTTTTATTTGTATGGAGTTAGTTTTAAAAAAAGAATATAGAAATAAAACCTTATCAAATGGAAAGTTTAAAAAATTTAATACAAACGATATATCTAAAAACCTCTATCAATACTATTTTGATAATGGGTTTGATTTCATTTTTGAAATAGTTGAAAATGATTAAACTTGAACAAAATACCGAGAACGATGTTGTATTAACATTGCGCGAAATGACGACAATCTCAAACCCGTTTTATTTGTTTGAATTTGTAAGTGACGACACGAACGAAAGTAAGATTTTCACAGCTTCGGACGTGTCAACAAATAAAGGGCGGTATAATGAGTTTAAAATTGAGCTGACAGACGGAACTGAGGACTTGTTAAACGGTGTTATTAAATTACCTTTAAAGGGATTTTATAAATATCATATTTATTCACAAGTTAGCGCGACAAATTTAGATTTATCAAATATTACTGAGCTTGTTGAGGTTGGTAAAGTATATGTTAACGGAACAATAAAACCATCTTTAGAAGTTTACACGGATGGAAACAAAACAAAAACGGTTTATAATGGATAATTTTTTCGGGTTTAGCGTAAATAAAAAAGAAAATACGCCTGTATTTTCAGAATCCCGCGCGGACTGGGTAGCGTATGGAGATGATAACGACTACCCTAGTTACTTAGTTGATTTAATGAACTCATCTAGTAAGCATAACAGCCTTATCAAGAAAAAGGTTAATATGGCGGCAGGGAGTGGATTTGAAGAAAATGCCGCATTACAGGAGTTTATTAGCAACCCGAACGGGCGCGAGGACTTGAATGATATTGTATTTAAGAACGTTTACGACCTTTGTACTTATGGCGGTTATTCTTTAGCTGTTAGTTGGAACAATGAGC